TTGCACCGCCCGTATGGCCTATATATCTTCACCTTGAGCCGTCTCCTCCTTTTAGGTCAAAGATGGGTAGCCCGAGTTGACAATAACACGGCGCCCGTGCTAATATTATCCCAAAGTGACTAAATACTAAAAAACGCAAAAGCAAGGGAGGAGAAGGCCGTGGGATTGTTCGATTTTTTCAGGAGGAAAGAGGAAAAACCGAAGTTTTCGGCAAAAATCGAGACCAGAGTGGTCGAGGTTGAAGTGAAGCAGCGTACGCCGGGAGAACTGCCGCTGGCGTATGTGGGCGGCTATGTCAGTCCGTCTGGCGGCTTCGTAAATTATGCCCGTTTTCGCGTGGTAGGCGTTAATCCTGAGACCGGCCGAAGAAATACGAGGCGCTTTGAAGCGCGCAACGAGGAAGCGGCCAGAGCCGCCGCCGTCTCTGACGGCCTCGCTGAGCCGCTGGAGATCGAAGTGGAGCCGATGGACGAGCCCAGCGAGCGGCAGGTGGCCTATGCGCTGGATCTTGAGGCCACGCTTCCAGAGGGGGCCTGCAAGGAAGATGTCAGCGCCATCATCAGCCGGATCACCGACGAGGACGAGGATGCGCCGGATCCCGGCCTCTCCTTGTGGGCGCACGAGAGCGGCGTCCGTTTTTCCCGGTTTATAGGGGCGCGGGCCCTGCTCGGCTGCATGATGTTCCAGATGGCAGGCGTGGAAAAAGCCACGCTTTACGCTTATGCGGTGTACCTTCAGGAAAACGGCGGCCGCTTTTCGGATCCGCGCAAGCTCCCCGCGTTTCCTGTCCTGTTGCGATGCGCTGAGCGGGTGGCCGGCGATCCGGCCCTCATGAAGTCGCTCGGGGATCGTGACAGCTCCGACCTGTTCGGGCCGAACAGGGGGACGAAGATATACAAGGCGACCGCCTCTATTCTCAGAGATGGCGGGGCCATCCGATAAACAGAAAAAGCCCGCCCGGGATCACTCCCGAGCGGGCTCTTTTTGTGTGTTCTGACGGTTTCATGGCTTCCGGCCGGCGGCGATCCGCGCCGCGCCGGTGGCAAACTGCACAATCAGACCTTCTTGGTGTAGTCCAGCGAGATCCAGCCGGCCCCGGATTTCAGCTTGCCCCACTTGGAGGCTCCGGGCCCGTCGCTCTCGGCGACGATGGTGTAGACGCCCTTGTCGCGGATGTCCCCGTTGGTGCCGTAGTTGGTGCCGGGGCCCTTGCGGATGTTCAACACGTCGGTCGTCACCTTCACGAGGTACGAGGTGGCCGTGGCCGCGCTGGTCTTGATGTCGGCCGCGTCCGTCCAGCCGTAGACGGTGGAGCCGCCGCCGGAGACGGCGATCAGGTGGTAGGGGTGCGCCTTGCCCTTGGCGAGGGCCGTGACCTTGGCCTTGCCGGGCTTGCAGCTCGACGCGGTCTTGGCCGTGGAGCTGACGTAGTGCTTGGTGCCGGTGAACTCCACCACGTCGCCGATCTTGATGTCGGCCGTGCCGCCGGTGGTCTCCCCGGTGGAGGGGGTGCTGCTGCCGGATCCGAGCCGGCGGTTGACCTCGGCCGCGATCTCCCCGTGGCGGTTGTAGAGCCAGTCGCCCGGGCAGGCTTTCGCAGCGTAGTCCCGGTGCACGGTCATGTTGCAGCCGTTCAGGTGGTTCATGCGGTCGTTTTTGTTGGTCGACCAGACGAGCTTCTTGATCCCGTTGCGCTTGCAGATGTCGGTCACGAGATCCAGCAGCGCGTCGTATGCCTTGCTGTTCACCGCATAGGGGTGAGTGGCGTCGCTGGCGACCTCGATGGTGACGGCGCGCTGGTCGTTGGCGTTGGACGACGTGCACCACGAGCGGTTGCCCTCGTCCACATAGAGGGCGATGCGGCCGTCGTTGCCGATGCCGTAGTTGCTGGACGCCTGCCGACTGCTCTGAGCGAACAGGGCGCCGCAGCTCTCGACGGAGAGCTGGCCGGCCATACAGTGGATCGTGATGGTGTCGATCTTCTTGGTGCGCTTGCCCGAGTGGTTGGGGCTGAGCTTGGTGTAGGAGATCAGGGCGCTGTTACTCATGGTCGTCGTCCCCCTTCCCGTTGCTGAGCTCGTCGAGGGCTTCCTCGGTCAGCTCCTCGCCCGGCTTCAGGGTGATGCCGTCGATGTCCTTGGTGTTGGTCATGATGTGTTCCTCCTTCTTGCAGAATAAAGGGCGGGCCAGCCGGCCCGCCCTCTGCGTTGATTATTCTAACGGCAGGTTGCCGCCGTTAAGCTGGTTGACTGCCGCCTCGATGGCCGCGTTGACGGCCTCCTCGTCCACGGTGAAGCCCATGGACGCGAGGAACTCGAGGACGTACTTCTTCTTTTCTTCGCCGCGGCCCTGCCCCTCATAGAGCTGCTCGGCTGCGGCGACGCCGATCTTGACCCACTCGAGCAGCTCCTTGCGCTGCTCGTCGGTGGTCTTACTCTTGATCCACGGGATCAGGAATACGCTGACGCCTGCGGCGAGCAGCGCGATGACGGCGTTGACGATGGGGGTGATGTCGATCATGTTCATCCTTTTGCCTCCTTGTCTGATGTGGTTGTGGTGGTGTACTCTCCGGCGCCGGCCCCGCTGATGGGGTTGCCATCAGCGTCGAGGCCGTGCCGGTTGCGGCTGATCTTCTCGGTGGCCGACTTGGCCGCATAGCTCACGAGGTAGCCGATGCAGGCCGTGAAGATGGTGGTCGTGACATCGCTGGCGGTCTGCTGATCGCGGAAGGCCAGCACATAGGACGCCACGGCCGCGGCAGTTGCGACGAGGACGGCCCACGCCGCCAGCTTCTTCGAGAACTCCCACGGCCTGCGTCGGGCCTTGGCTTCCCGCTTGCGCCGGTATCTTCCCATGGGTGTCACCTCCCTCAGTAGATCGCGTGGATGCCCTGTTCGGTGAGGAAGTCCTTCTGCTCGTGTTTGATGCGCTTGGCGTACTCGAGGGCCGCCTCGGTCTCGCCGTTGGCGTGGCCGTTCTTCAGGGCGGTGGCCGTGGCCTCGCCGAGCGCGATGGCGGCCCCCACGCTGCGCACGAGCAGCACCTCGTTTCTCTCCCGGGCGGCGTCGCGCCGGTCGAGCTCTGCGTCCCTCTTGGAGAGCTGCCTCTGGATCATCCAGAAGCACAGGCCCGTGATGGCCGACGGGATCCCCATGAGGGCCACGAGCTGCCCGATGTCAAGCTGGATCATGCTGCACCTCCGTCCTCGACCTCGACGACCTCCCAGCCCTGCGGGTACGCTTCCGGGCTGTATGCGTTGGCTCCCTCCATGATGGAGCGGTAGACCTTGCCATCAGTCCAGATGCAGACCTCGCCCTTCTGGTAGCTGTCCTCGGCCATGGTCGGCTGAATGAAGGGCTTCGCCTTCTTCGGGTCGGTGGTGTGGTAGGGCACCCACTGTGCGGGGCTCTTGCCCGGCTCGATGTCCGGGTTGTTGTTGGTGTTGTGGGCTTGGCAGCAGCGCCAGCGCTGCCCCTCGTGGGTGCAGGCTTCGCCGGCCTCGTGGCTGCCGTCCCCCTTGGGGCCGGCCTTCGTCCACGCCGGCAGCAGATCCTCACAGGCGATGATCTCGGTGCCGGTGCGGTCGCCGGCGTTGGCCTCGCTCACGAAGGTCATGCGGGCGCTGCGCAGGGCGGCCTCGAGGCCGCTGTACTTGTCGCTCATGTGGTCAGCCCCCTTTCAATGGCGCCGGTCAGATCCTCGAGCTCGCCCTCGAGCTTGGTGATCCGCTCCTTGTCCTCGGGAGAGGTGCCGCCCCCGCCGCCGGCGGCGGCCTGCTCCTTCTCGTGGATGGCTTTGATGCTGTGTTCCATGAAGTAGACCATGCTGCTCCTCCTTTCTGGTCTTGGGGTGTTGGTTTATGCGAAGTTGCCGCCGACCGACTGGATGTAGCAGTCGCCCTCGGCCGAGCCGCGCAGGAGCTTGACCTTGATCTTCACGCCCCAGCTCGCGGCGGTCTTGGTCTGGTTGGTGAAAAAGTGCTTCTGGCTGGTCAGGGCCTTGGTGG